GGATAAAACAGGATGGGTAGGACAAAAAAACAGGGAATTCCCTCAGTCGTCATGACTCGCGTGGGGGATCTCACCCCTTACGCAAGGAACTCCCGAACGCACTCAGACGAGCAGATCGCGCAGATCGCTGCGTCGATAAAAGAGTTCGGTTGGACCAACCCGATCCTGATCGACGGCGAAAAAGGAATCATTGCTGGCCACGGCAGGCTTAAGGCTGCGATGCGGTTGGGCCTCGAGGAAATCCCGGCAATAGAGCTATCGCACCTGACCGAGATTCAAAAGAAGGCTCTCATCATCGCTGACAACAAATTAGCCCTGAATGCCGGATGGGACAATGAGTTGCTCAGTCTGGAGCTCGAGGAGTTGGAGCTCGAGGGATTAGACTTAAGTCTTACTGGCTTTGGTGAAGAGGAAATAAGCGCACTTAAACCCGAGGTTGTAAACGAAGGATTGACCGACGAGGACGCTGTCCCTGAGCCTCCACCGGAGCCTATTACAAAGCCCGGAGATATTTGGATACTAGGCAAGCATAGGCTTATGTGCGGCGATAGTACAAGCGTGGATGCCGTAGAAACTCTTGTGGCTAATGAAAAGATTGATGTTTTATTTACCGATCCTCCTTATGGAATCAATTTCAAGCCTCCGCGAGGAACCCACGGAACCATTTTGAATGACAATTTAAATGACAAGGAATTTGATGATTTTTTAGACAGCGTTTTTGGTGCGGCATTAACGGTTATGAAGCCAGACACTTATGCTTTTGTTTGGACGGGATGGTCAAAAATTGGCGCGTTTGAACGATCTTTGCAAAAGTTTTTTAAGATTCAAGCTATGCACGTTTGGGTTAAAAATAACTTTGGGATTGGTTATTACTCTCGCCCTAAACACGAACCTTTTTATCTTTGCTTAAACGGGAAACCTATTTATCCAAATACGGCTCCAGCCGATGTTTGGGAGTATGCCCGTGTCAACAAAACAATTCACTCTTGCGAAAAACCTGTAGGTTTAATTCAAAATATTATTGATTCATATCATAAGAATAGTCTGGTACTTGACCTCTTTGGCGGCAGCGGCAGCACTTTGATTGCCTGCGAAAAAACAGGTCGGTCTTGTCGAATGATGGAACTAGACCCAAAATACTGCGATGTCATCGTCAAGCGATGGGAAGAATTCACCGGACAGAAAGCGAGGCTAGAAAATGCAGCGGAAATATCCACCTGAAGTTCACTTAGTACACGGCACAAAGGGAGAGAACACGGGCATCCCGCTGCCGGAAAAGGTAAAGATTAGGGTTCCGTTTGCCGAGTGGGCAGACAACCCGGCTTTATTTAACCGCGAGAGGTTTGTAAAAGAGACCGCCGATTACTTGTTCGATGTCTACGGTATTGGCTCGGATCAGGACAGGCACACGCTTATGATGCTTGCCGACCAGCTACAGCTCTACATCGACGCAAGGAAAGAGCAGGCAAAGCATCCTTTAGTGGTTAAGACTAACGGCGGAAAGACTCACGCTCCCAATCCTTACATCAGTCTGGCAAACAAAGCGATGGAGAACTCCATCAAGCTAATGAACGAGATGGGGCTTACTCCGCGCTCTCGATTGGCGGCAAACAAACTTGAGGATGGCTCTAAGATGGGCGAATTCCTAGCAGGGCCTAAGTTCGGCACATGAGAATAGAAGATGGTATTGCTTACGCTGTCGGCATTGTAAAAGGCGAGATCGACGCTTGTCGAAATGTTCGCCTAGCCTGCCAGCGGTTTCTTAATCACATAGAAAACAAGGAGTGGGAATGGGTCTTTGATCCTAGCCCGGTCAATCACTTCCTACAGTTCGCCGGTCTCTGTAAGCATGTAAAGGGACAGTGGGCGGGATACTCTGTAAGCCTTGAGCCTTTCCAGATCCTTATTGCTTGCGCGATCTATGGCTTTAGGCACAAGAAAGACCGGCGTAAACGGATGGTGCAGGATGTGATTGTTTACATCCCGCGCAAGGCTGGCAAATCGACGCTGACGGCTCTTATCGCACTTTATGAGCTAGCCTTTGGCGAAGCTGGCGCAGAGGTTTACACGCTCGCTACAAACCGCGATCAGGCATCAATTGTTTTCACGACGGCTAAGGGCTTCGTCGAAACGTTGCCGCAGGAGATCTCTAGGCTCTTCATTCTCGGCAAGTTCACGATTGTGAAGAACGGCGACAGCCAGAGCATGATGAAAGCTCTCTCCAGAGATACTAAAAAGACTGGAGACGGGCTCAACCCTTCGTGCGCGATCATTGACGAAGCGAGTCAGATCGTAGACAGGAATGCGATTGAGGTCTTGCATTCGGGGATGGTATCTCGACTTAATCCTCTTCGGCTATACATAACCACTGCTAGCTTTACAAGAGACACAAAGTTCTTTGAGGATTTTCAGGTGATGGAGCATATCCTCCATCAGGATGTTCCTGACAATCCTCGATGGTTTGGCCTTCTTTACTCTCTGGATGCTGGTGATGATTGGAGAGACGAAAAGGTATGGGCTAAAGCTAACCCGATGCACAATATCTCGGTCTCGCACGACGCGATTGTTGCCCGCTGTGAAGAGGCGAAGATTAAGCCCGCTGCGCTTAATGAATTCTTATGTAAGACACTTAACGTCTATGTATCAGCCGAAACTGCGTGGGTTGACCGCACACATTGGGATGAATCCGTAGGGCTGACAGAAAGAGAACCCGAAGCAGTATTTATAGGTTTTGACCTAGCGGCAACACGAGATCTGAACGCTGTTTGCACGTTAAAGCGATTTGCCGAGGACGATTACGAAGCGGAATGGAAGTTCTTTCTTCCCGAAGATGGCTTTGAGTTACTACCCACTCACTATCAAGACATTTTCAGACAAGCGATCAATTCGGGGATCTTGCACATCACCGAAGGTAACGTGATGGACGATAGAGAAATTTCGGCGTATATTATTGGGCAAAGCCAGAAATACGACATAAAAGAAGTAGGCTACGACGCTTATAATGCTGCCGCTCTAGTAGCAAGGCTGTACGAAGTCGGAATGCCGGTAAAGAAAGTCGGTCAAGGAATGGCGGTGCTTTCTAACCCGTCGAAGCATGTCGAGCGACTCATTCTAAGCCACAAAATCAGACACGACGGAAACCCATTCTTAGGACATCAACTGGGCAATTGCGAAGTGTTTACAGACGTTCAAGGCAACATCAAAGTCAAGAAAGCCGGCGTGGACCGTCACGCTAAGGTCGACGGGATTATTGCCTTAATCATTGCGATGCACTGTAGTCTGGACAACCCGATGCCGTCTGAATCGTACGGATTCAGAGTCTTTTGAGGATAAAAATGGGCTTATTCGACGTATTTAAGCGTAAAACAAAGGCCGAAAGTAACTCTTTATTCGGGAATAGCGTCCTCGGAAACAACGTCATGCTCCGTGGCAAGGGGCAGGGCTACGGATCTAACCAACTTTTGTATGTAACGACTTCTGCTGTCAACGAAGCTGGACGTTCGCTCGACATTACAACGCTTGCCAGGAACTCAACAGTCATGGCTTGCGTCGGAACCAAGGCTAGAGCGCTTGCACAACTGCCGGTCAAGATTATGTCTCGGCAAGCTGACGGTACTTTGGTCGATACACAAACGGAACCTGGGGTTCCTGAGCGGGAAAAGAATCGCGCAAAGTCGATTCTTAACCTTCTTGCTCAGCCTAATAACTTTCAAAGTCAATACGAGTTTTGGTATCAGTTCACGATGTGGCACGAGCTAGCCGGTGAGACTTTTGTATTACTTTGGCGCAAGAACGAGGCCGATCCTAATCAGATTCCGTTTGAAATCTATGTTTTAGATTCGACGTTGATCGTTCCGCGTATCTCGGAAAATAGATACCCTTACTACACGCTTACAAGCTCAAGCTACGGCTTCAACAAAGACGAACCGTTGAAATACTTCCAGGTTATGCACTGCAAGAGCGAGCCTTGGCAAGGCTCTTCTTCGTTTAACAGGTTGCAAGCTGTCGAGTTGATCTCGCTAGACCAAGACATTGATCTTTACTCTAACTTCATCATGCTTAACGGGGCAAAGCCTTCTGGTTTGTTCCGTACAGAGCAAGTGATACCTGATAGCAAGTTCAAAGAGATTGCTGCAAGGCTTAAAGAGGCATGGACGAACATGCTTAACAGCCAGCCTTCAGATCTGTCTAAGCCTGGGCAGTCTATGCTTTTAGACCAAGGTATGATGTACGAAAGTATTAAGCCTTTGACCTTGCAAGACGTAGATGCGCGAGAACTAAAGAAACAAACGATGGCAAGAATTGCCGGTTTGTTTGGTGTGCCGCCGGCAATGATTGGTGTATCAGAGTCGAAGTACAACAATACTCAGACGATGCTCGACGAGTTTTACAAGTCGACGATGATGCCCTTTATCACAAACATCGAGCAGAAGTTAAAGACAAGTCTGCTTGCTGGCTATCCGAATTTGTTTGTTCAGTTCCAGACGCAGGATTTCCTAAAGGGCGCTCCTCTGGATCAAATGAATTACGCAGTTGCTGGGGTAAAGAATGGGATTCTTACGCCGAATGAGGCTCGGGAGTATTTGGGGCTTAACAGTTTGGATGATGCTGATTCTCTGCTTACTCCCACTGGCGCTGATAAGCCTATTGCCGGCAGCTCGCCACAGGATACGGGCGGCGGCGGAAATCTTAAAGTCATAGGCAAGACCGGAAGGGCTGGCAATGCTTAAGGATGTTTTGGAGCGGTTAAAAGCTGCGGCGGAAAAGAGGAAGCCAAAGCCAAAACTTATTGACGGTAAACAACAGGAAAAAGAGCGAGTCAATGACCGGAAAAATTAAAGTGGTCATTGGTGCTTCATGCTCTGGCAAAAGCACTTATATAAAAAAGGTGCGGTCACCTGATGATGTGGTTGTCGATTTTGATGCTTTGGCTAAAGCGCTTGGTTCGATGGTTAGTCATAAATGCGCTGGCGATATTCGTGAGGTTGCGTTTGCTGTAAGAGATGCCGCTATACGCAGAGTTATGCAGGGCGTAAAATCAGACACATACATTATTGAAACAAGCCCAAAACAAGAAAATATAGCGCTTTACAAGAGCAGGCGAGCTGAATTTATTCTGATTGACCCAGGTTTAGATGTTTGCTTAGAAAGAGCAAGAGAAAGACCAAAGGGCACGATTGAATCAATTCAGCAGTGGTATCAGTCGCCGCCTTTTGTCATACAAGAAATGAATTTGTCACCAGTTAACGTAGACGATGCGGTGTTTCACTCAGCGCAGCGGATCTTAGAAAGAAGTTCTGTCGGTTCATCATTTAGGTTTATGTGAGGCAACTATGAAACACATTCAATTTTTCACCGAAGCGAAGGTGGAACTTGGCAGAATGGCTGACGAGGCAACGGGCGAACCTACAGGCGAAATTGAGGCGACCCTGACAACCTGGGGCGCACGAGAAGGCGCAGACGGTCGCAGATTTTTTTACACGCCAGCAGCTTTTGAGGCTTGGCACGAAAACTGGATGGAAGCCGGCAGACCTTTGCCTATGTACTTCCAACACTCAAGCGACATGATGCCCGTGGGCGAATGGTCGAAATTCGACATTACTGACGAAGGTATGACGGGAACCGGCAAACTGTTTCTAAATACCACGGCAGGATCGGATCTTTATACGATCATGAAAGAATCGCCGCGCATGGTCGGTGGTGTTTCTGTCGGAGCTTACGCCGACGAATACCAGATGGTTGACGAGAATGGCGAGCCAACCGACGATCCAGACACGTTTCGATTGTCATGAACCCTAACAATCCCAAGGCTGAAATTAGCCGACTTGAATATTGGATGGGGGATAAACCAAACCCCAGAACGATTGAAAAAGCACTGCGTGACGCTGGGCTTTCTCGAAAGGATGCAGCCGCTGCATCCGGCTTGTTGAAGTCGATCATAGAGCAGCGTGATGCTGCCGTGACAACTTCTCAACCCGCTAATCCGAGTGAGTCGGACGCAGCGGTGAAACTGCTTGAAGCGCTCCAATACCGCGAGCTGCTGAAAGCAATTGCAACCCGATAAAGGAAATCATCATGCTTGAAAAAGTTATTGAAAAACTAGATGCAATCGAAGCATCTAACGCTGCAAAACTCGCTGAAACCGCCGAGGCTGTAAAGACTCAAGTTACCGAGGCTGTACAGGCAGTTAAAGCAGAAACCGAGCAAAAACTTGCCGCTCTTGAGGCAAAAATTGCCGCTCCATCAATCATTCGCCCAATCCACAAGACTGTTCGTGGTGAGGCAAACCGTCGCTTCCGCGATGTACTGAAAGAGTACATGAAGGCCGGCAATCAGGTTGAGCGCGAAGTAAAGATCTTTGAATCGGTCGATCAGTTCGACGGGTACATCAAAGAGGCATCTGCGCTTACCGCTTCCGGTTACGACGTTGGTGGCCGTACTGCTTACGATCCCGTGTTTGTTGCTAAGCGTCTTGCAAACCCGATGATGGATCTTTCCCGCATCGTTGCAACTGACGGTTCAGCCTATCAGTTTCGCGTGAAGCAGGGGAATTCTGGCGCTCAATGGGGGTATACCGTTCAAAATAATGGAGCGCCAACAACTGAATCAACGTCGATCTGGCAAGTGATCCTTAAAGACCTGAACGCACAGTTCCCGATTCGTACTGCTGCGCTTGATGATATTGATGGTCTTGAGCCCAACGTTGTTGACGATATGCTGCTTGAATTCCAGCAGGCAATGGCAACCTCGATGATTCAAAACAACGATCAATCGGGAACCGGAACCTCGGTATCGACGGGCGGCGCTGATGGTCTGCGCGGTTTGGATCAGTATGCGGGCGCAAATGCAACCTACACGGGCGGTACAGTTTCCACGGCTTCTTTCGGAACCTCGGGAACCGCAACCACCAACGGTCTGCATAGCCTTGCAACGTATGACCAGTTAACCACCAACGCAAACACTGTCGGTGCAAATAATATTGTCTATAAAGACGTTGTTAACTTCATCTACAGCTTGCCTCAACAATATTGGACGCCAACAGCAAGATTCATGATTAACCCAATCTTGTTGCAGGGCATCCGTGGTTTGGTTGACGATCAGAAGCGTCCGATCTACATCGACGGTTTGGCCCGTGACGATGGCATCGTTGGCAAGTTGCTTGGCTTTGATGTGGTGGTCAACAAGTACGTTGACAATCCTTCTCAGCCCACAACCGGCGCGGCTGGCACAACTTCCTACTATCCGATGTATTTCGCGGATTGTCAGTTGTTCCACACCATCGTTATGCGCTTAAGCATGGTTCTGCGTCGCTACGACCAGACGCTCCCAGGCTCGATCACGTTTTTTGGCGAGACTCGCGCGGCAACATCTGTGCGCGATCCTAACGCTGGCGTACGTTACCGTTCCACTGGAACCGCGGCTTAATTTAAGAGGGCGAAAGCCCTCTCCCTCTATGGAGAGACTATGAGACAGGTAATTTTAGAAGGGCTTAAGCAGGCTCTCCACGAGGGCAAAGCCACGGTGAACCTCGCTGAAGCCTCAGCCCTTACGGGCTCGGGCTCCGGCGTTGGTGGCCGGGTATTCAACGAAGATGTTTTTGCAAGTCTGCGTTATTGGAATCCTTTCCGGGTTTACGCTAACCAGACCATGACGGCAGATTCGGATATTCAGTTTGTTGTAAAGACTGGTAACGCTGCAAACAGCACAAACCCCTGGGGCTACACGGTCAACGCTAACAGCGGATCGCCCAACATTGCCACGAGTATTTGGCAGCTTCCCATGCGCGTCATTAGCGCTCAGATGCCGATTCGTGCAGCAGCGATGGATGACATCAACGGTTTAGATGCAGCTTTAGCCGAAGATCTTGCGATGGAATTTAGCCAGATCGAAGCCGCGTCAATGGCGATCAATAACGATCAGGCAGGATCAACTACGACAAGCACAGGCGCAACTAATGGTCTGCGCGGTCTTAAGATGTACGCAGGAACAGCGGGTTCTACGGCGGCTTATGGCAGCTCGGGAACCGCTATTACTAATGGTATTCACACGCTCAACACGGTCGGCTATACGCATAGCGGCGGCATTGAGTGGGAAAGCCTTGTTGATG